CGATCCCGTGCTTTCCGCCCAGATCAACGCCGTGGTGGAAGAAGCCCCCAGCCGCGCCAGTCTGCCGTGGCTGGCGCTGATGGCCAGCGCCAGTGCCGACTGGAGCACCAAGTCCGGACCGGGCCGCGAAGTGCGCGTGGCGCTGGAACTCCATTGCCGGGGTGATGCGCCAGACACTGCCGCCGCGCTGGTGGCCGCGATCGAAAGCCGCATCGCGGCGCTGCCAGCAGCACAGAGCGGCTGGCACATCGCCTCGATCCAGTTCCTGCGCGCCCGCGCTGAACAGCGCGCGGCCAATACCCGCGCGGTGCTGCTCGAATTCCGTTTCCGCCTGCTGGCGGACTGATCCCCGAACCTTTGGAGAATGACCATGACCGCACAGAAAGGCAGCGCCTTCCTGCTCAAGATTGCCGATGGCGCCGTGCCGCCGGTTTACCGCACTGTCGCCGGGCTGCGTACCACGCAGATGACGATCACCGGCGATACCGTTGTCATCACCCACAAGGCCAGCGGCGGCTGGCGCGAGCTATTGTCCGGCGCGGGCGCGCGTTCGGTTTCGGTCAGCGCGGCGGGGATTTTCCTGGGCAGCGCTGCCGAAGCGCAAGTCCGCGCCAATGCCATGGCGGGGACGCTTGACGCCTATGAGCTGAGCTTTGAGGATGGCGAGAAGCTGCACGGGCAGTTCCTGATTCAGCGGCTGGATTATGCCGGCGATTTCAACGGCGAGCGGACTTATACACTCCAGCTGGAAAGCTCCGGCGCGGTGGTGCCTGCATGAGCGCGCCTGCAAATCCGCATCGCGGCGAGGCCAGCTTGGCCATTGCCGGTGAACCCCGCGTGCTGCGCCCCAGCTTTGCCGCGCTGGTCGCCGCCGAAGAGGAACTCGGCCCGCTGTTCGCGCTGGTGGAACGCGCCAGCAGCGGCGAGCTGAAACTGGCCGAACTGACCGCGCTGTTCTGGCACTGCCTGGCCGATCAGCAAGGTCTGACCCGCGAGAGCGTGGGCCGCGCCGTGGTGGAAGCAGGGCTGGCGGCAGCGGCCCGGCCGCTGCGCGTGCTGCTGGGCCAGATCCTGCAAGGCAGCGGATGAGCGGGGCGTCTTTCGGACCCGGTGCACGGCGGTTGGCCGGGCTGGCCGGGCGCAGGCTGGGCTGGCGCGCGGGCGAATTCTGGGCAGCCACCCCCGCCGAACTCGCCGCAATCCTTGCCCCTGACGACGCGCCGCTGACCAACCCGCTTGGCCGCGCTGACCTTGACCGGCTGATGGAGCAGAACGATGAGTGATCCGGTAGATACCCTTCTGATCGATGTCCGCGCCAGCACCCAGGGCTTTGCGCAAGACGTGGCGCAGATGCGCAGCACCTTCGATGGCACGCTGGTCGATGGCTTTTCCCGCGCGGGCGATGTGCTGGAACGCGGCCTGCTCGGCGCGATCCGGCGCGGCAGTCTGGGCTTTGACGATCTGCGCCGCGTCGCGCTCTCTGTCATCGGAGACATTGCCGCGCAGGCGGTGGGCGGGCTGTTTGCCGGTCAGAACGGCGGCAGTGGCGCGGGAAACGTTGTGCTGGGGCTGGGCAATCTGGTTGGTTCGATCCTCGGCCTGCCGGGCCGCGCCACCGGCGGGTCGGTATCTCCGGGGCGCGGCTATCTGGTGGGGGAGCGCGGCCCGGAACTGTTCGTGCCGACCAGCGCCGGACAGATCTTGCCCCACGCCGCACCCGCCAGCGGCGGCTCCCGCGAGGTGCGTGTGTCGATCCAGGTCAACGCGCCGCGCGGCAGCGACGCTCCGCAGACGCTGCAACGCTCCAGCCGCCAGATTGCCAGCGCCGTGCGCCGGGCACTGGTGCAATATTGATACCGCAAGGACAGGAAGGAACCCGCCATGGCTTTCTGGCTTGCCGCTGCCCATGAAGGGCAGGATACCGACTGGATTCAGCGGTTTGATCCGCGCTTCTGGACGGTCGATTTTCCCCGCCCGATGATGGCCGCCGTCACCACCCCGGCGCCCGATGCCTTGCGGGTGGACGCCACCTTCCTGCGCGCGGGTGATCTGGCCGGGCTGATCTGGGCGAGCGAGGACACGCTCGATCACCCGCTGCTCGCCTACCGGACAGACCGGGACTATGCCCGCACCACGCTGTCATTCCGCTGGCGTTCGGCTGGGGTGTTGCCGCTCGATGCGGTCAACGGCCCGACCCTGACCATCGAAGGCCGCGACGCGGCGGGCCAGCCGCGCGCGTGGTATGTCCGCCTGTGGAACTACGCCGTGGGCACGCCCGAGGATGCGCTGGTCACCCTGCCGTTTTCGGCGCTGGCGGGCGGCTTCCTCCACCCGGCAGAGGCCGATCCGGTCCACCCCGCCGCGATCGACCGCCTGTTCCTGTCGGTGGTCGCCCCCGGCTATGTCTCCGGCAGCACCGCTGCCCTGCCCATTCCGGCAGAAGGCTGGATCGAACTGACCGGGATGCGCTGCACCGGCCACCGGGCCATGCTGGAGATCGGCGACGCGGCGGTGCCGCCGCACGGGCTGGCCATTGCCACCGCCTATGACGATTGCGGCACCCAGACCCCGGCCCGGATGCTGCGCGCCATACGCCAGCTCGGCTATCGTGGCAGCGTGCTGCACTATGCCGGGATGAGCCACTTCATGCGGCTGGGGCCGGACGGACTGGTCAAAACAGACGGCGATCCGATTTGTACCCCGGCGCGGGCGTGGCACGCGGCGTTCTTTGCCGGATGCAAGGCGCTCGGGTTCTCGCCGATCACCTCGCTATCCTATGAACTGCTGGCGCAGCACTGCCCGGACAGCTGGCAGCAGCGCGCCGCCAATGGCGATCCGGCGCGCACCGGATGGCAGCCGCCTTCGGCGCTGCTCTCGCCCGCCAGTGGACCGGCGATGGCCTGGCTGCAAGCGGCAGGCGCGGCCTTTGCCGCACTGATGCGCGATGCCGGGGTGCCGGTGCGCTTTCAGGTGGGCGAGCCGTGGTGGTGGATCATGCCCGATGGCCGCCCCTGCCTTTATGATGATGCCGCCAGAGCCGCGCTGGGTGGCAGTCCGGTGCCGATTGCCGACATGCGCAGCCCGCTGACCCCGGCGCAGACCGCGCTGCTCGATGCTGCCGGGGCGCTGCTGGCCAGTTCCACCGCCGCGCTGGTGCAGGCCGTGCGCACCGCCGCCGCGCCCGCCCCGGTGGAAGCGCTGCTGCTGGTCTTCACCCCCACCGTGCTCGATCCGGCGATGCCCGAAGCGCACCGCGCCAATCTGCCGCCGGGCTGGGCCACGCCCGCGTTCGACCGCTTGCAGGTAGAGGATTACGACTGGCTGACCGCTGGCCACTCCGCCCGCCGCCGTGAGGCCTATGCCTGGATCAATCAGCAGCTTGGCTATCCGCCAGCCGCGCAGGACTATCTCGCCGGGTTTGTCCTGACCCCCGGCCAGCGCGAACTGTGGCGGCAGATCGACGCCGGGATCGACGAAGCACTGGCTAGACAGGCGCACGAGGTTTTCGTCTGGGCCTTGCCGCAAATTGGCCGTGACGGCTTCGTCCGGCTGCCCCGCGTAGAACAGGAGGACGCGATGATCGCGTTTGATGATGTCGCTTATCCGCTGGCACTGGGGCGCGATGCCTCGGTCACGGCGGAATTTTCCACCAGTGTCACCGTGACCGCATCGGGGTTTGAGCGGCGCAACAGCCTGTGGTCCGATGCCCGGCTGCATTTCGATATTGGCCCCGGCCTGCGTTCGGAAGCCGAACTGGGCACGCTGATCGCCTTCTTCCGCGCCCGGCGCGGCGCGGCGCGCGGCTTTCGGCTGCGCGATCCATCCGATTTCAGCTCGCACGCGATGGTCGGCACGCCCACCGCCAGCGATCAGGTACTGGGCATCGGCGACGGGGTGACGGCCAGCTTTGCCCTGGTCAAGCGCTATGGCGAGGGCGATGCGGGCGCGCAGCTGCGCCGGATCACCCGGCCTGTAGGCGATACCCTGCTGGTCAGTCTGGACCACGCGCCGGTCAGCACCGGCTGGACGCTCGATCCCGGCGGACTGGTCCGCTTCAGCGCGCCGCCCGCCAGCGGCGTCACCGTGCGCGCGGGCTTTCTGTTCGATGTGCCGGTGCGCTTTGCCGAAGACCGG